TACCAGTAACAGTAACTGCAGGTGCTTTTGTAGTTGGTACAACTTATACGATTGTTACAGTTGGTAATACTAATTTCGTGGCAATAGGTGCGACTTCTAATACAGTAGGTGTTATTTTTACTGCAACTGGTACAGGTTCTGGTACAGGAACAGCATCAAACTTAGGTCAGCCTTACCCAATCGTAACGATTGCAAGTGCATAACATGGCAACTGCATCAAGTAAGGCCGTTAAAATGCAACCTGAAACTGAAATAGCAGTGCTTCAAGTCCAAGTTAAAAACATTGAGGAAAAAATCAATGAAGTTAAACAGGACTTGAAGTCAATTCGTGAGGCCCTAGACGAGAACGCAGAAGAAACTAGACAAATGTTAAAGTCTATGCGTGAACAAGATGTCAAAGAGCATACTGAATTAGCTGGAAAGATTTCAGTATTAGAAAAATGGCGCTGGATGATGATGGGAGCAGGCGTAATAGTCGGCTCACTGGGATTCAATACAGTGTCAGCATTACTAAAATAAAAAAAGAGACTTAGGTCTCTTTTTTTGTAAGTGTCTTTAACTTTTCTTGTACCACATCAAAGTTCACGGTACTGAACAGTCCGGGATGTAATGGTTTAGGATATTGATTATCACCTACCCACGCATACCCACAATGTTCTTCATTTAATACGGGAACAAACTCATCTGCTACTTCACAGAAGAATGTATGATATGTAAATGTATGATTGATAAATTTCTGTATAGGTATTAATTTTGCATTATTTGGAAATATCCCAATTTCTTCCTGACATTCTCTAGCAATGCCCTCAAAGAGAGTTTCATCATCTTCTATCTTGCCGCCCGGTATTCCCCAATTGCCTGGGTTTTTGTTATCTGTACGTAATAGATATAGGTAGCGATTTGTTTTATTGCTGTAAAAGAAAACACCTGCGGATTGATTGCTCATACTATGATTTATCACAGTATTAGATGACGATAGAATAATCCCCTTGGTCGTACCATCCTTCGTATGACTTCATCCAAGTATCATCTACAAAACGATATTGTACGTTGGTAGTAAGATTGGTAACATATTCTAAAGTCATTTGAGTAGCGGTTGTGCTATCAAAACTTACAAACCACTCTCCCGCACTTGCATTATATTGAATAATATCATTAGCAAATGCTACTATATTTCCCCATGCAACTGTGCTTTCTCCGGGAGAACCTATGTTATCAGTTAACAAATATCTACGCCCGTTGATTGGCCCGGGTAATCCTGCGTTTGGTCCTGTCAATTGAGGATTGATTACCCCATCAACTGGATCTAATGTATTCTGAGGTAATGTGTCAGGATCAATGTTATAGATTAACAATCTATCATCATTTGGATTAGGCACAATAGTACCTACAATATCAGTATTCAAGTATGGATTTTGTAACCATATTTGACTAATACCTGGCTTAACTGTTCCGTATACATTTAATACACTAGACCAATATATATCAGTATTGGGATTAGGAGGTAAATCTAAATTGTTATTACCAGGATAGAATGCAATAGCCTGAGGCAATATTTGTAATGTATTTCCAATCAATAATATTTTATATCCATATGGGGTTATTTTTTGTCTGGTTCCTAACAATAAATCATCATCTTGTATATCAGTTAATGCGTTACCTTTAAAAATAGATGCAATAATTTTTTCAACAACACCCATCTTTTTAAGTTTAGCTGCGGTACTTATCCATATCGGCATAGAAAATTTCCAACTCATAACATCAATTGGATTGCCGGTTCCAACTGGAATAGTACGACTACTAAATGTTAATCCTTCTTGATATACAACACTTAATGAGGTCCAATCAATAAAGTTATCTGTGCTTTGAATCTCTAATGCAGGATTAAACAATGTACCTAATTGTTCGATCAATTGTAGTTTTTGATTATAGTTTGTAGTCCAAAAATCTACAGTAATACGCAACGTGTAAGGGACAGGCATTAATCTTTCAATAGTAAATGCTTGTCCTTGTGTAGTTTCATACTCGCCAGTCTCAGAGTTAAATGCTCTTTGTCTTACATTTATTTTATCCACAAAGGTAGGATCTTGCGTCCACTTTTGATTATATTCTAATCCTCCAATATAATATGTAATTAGGGGAGCACTTGGTAAATTGCTTGCGCTATTGTTAGCAATAATAGTTGCTGCTTGTCTACTACTATCACCATACATAACAGGAACACGAACTAATATTTCATTACCAGCCGGGTCTTTACCTTTAGTAACTTGCCAGTTACTGAAAATTTTTGCAAATTGAATTAAAAATCTGCGTATCTGATTGTCATAGAAAAAATCTGCCATTATATACTCTTTAAATTACTGGGGGGAATGCATCTGGTTTTAATGCCAAGATAGTTGACAGTGCTTGCTTTTCTGGTACGTATGTGCCGTCTGTAAGTTTTGTTTGTCCTCTATCATTAATAAATCCGGATAACAATGATTTATCAGCTTGCGTAAATCCTGTATCTGTTCTTACACTAGTTGAAATTCTGACCCACATTCTACCATCCCAACGATATAATATTTGCGGGAAATAATCAATACGTAAGTAATAATCTCCGACTTGTGGATTTTGAGGGAAACTTATACCGGCACCAGAAAGTAATGCTCCGTCTAATCCTACATTACCTAATGGGAAACCATTTGGTGGAGTACCGTCACCTGTCATATAGCCACCGCTATAGCCAAAACTACGTGGACTACTACGTGCTATAAATTGAAATGCTGGATCACAATCTGCTCTCCAATCCATTGATTGACTAATAGTTCCCGTAAATCCTGGCAATTCAGGATTAGCATCAGCAGTAGCATATGTATTATCAGCAGTACCATACGGTCCTGTTATTGTTCCACTACTAACTACGGTTAGTATTGTATCACCACTGACCCTGCCTGAATTAGTATCAGTTCTTTCCGGTAATAATGTTATTGTTTCTAAATGAGTTGTATGAAAAATGTCTAACTGGTCATATCCCATATCAGCAGTCATATCCCAAATACTTTTTATTGCTGCTTTGGGTATTTTGATTACTGGACTAGGGTTTTTAAATTTAGGACTACGCAGCATCATTACTGTGCCGGTCGTAGAAGGGTTAGGTGCCCCGCCATCTGTATTAACATTGATAGGGGGCGAGGGGTTATTAATTGCCCTTGAAGGAACACCGTTGCTTGAGTATTCACCATATGTAGGCACAATATAGAAATTGTTGCTATTGTATCCTGAGTTAGGTACAAGGCGTTCTGCTTCAACAAGTGCTGCATTATTAATTTCAATATTCTTATTGTAAGTAGCAAGGATATCTTTAAGATTATCCGCGGTATCTAATTGCCAATATGTAGGATCAGGAGGATATATTCCGGCTGGAACATCAATCAATGCTTTATAATTCTTATCACCGTATGTAATAACATATCCAGCTGGATATGGTTTAGTTTTATCCCATATACCAAGATACGTATCTTGGTCAATAGGAGCATTTAATATCTGACTAAATTCTTCACTGTCAACTAATGGTTCACATTTGATACGCCATAAGTGCGGAAACCATGTTGGACTAAAACCCTCACTAGCATAGTTAGCATCCGTAACCTGCATAAAACGTTTTAGTGCAGTTGGTATTGTTTCTTTTAATGGATTATAATCTAACAAATGTGGTAACTCAATTACGTCCCCCACCATCAATTTTCTACCAATCAATTGAATCATGTCATTGTAGTGAACAGTAATGAATATGATATCGTTGTTTAAGAATAATCCAAACTGACTTAAATCAAAGTCTAAGTTTTGTACATTATAGTGCCCACGTAAACGATAGATATTTGGATCATATGATCTGTCACGATTTTCCAAGAATAACAAATCTTGTATATTGGTTGGATTTAATACATCGTATTCGGGCTGAGTAGCATCAATGGATGGACCTTGATTTGTTGGCCCCATATACTTATGTACATATAAATCCGTGGAACCTGCGGCAAATTGTTCTGATATTATCTTATCAAAAAAGTTATAATCATTGGTTTTATTGGGACGCCAAAGCGAGAGTCTAGGCATGGTTAATTCACTTTATTACTTATTTATCGTAAATACAGACGAGGGCGTATTACCAAAAACTTGACATTAAATGGTTATTGTGCTATAATACGTATTCAATTGAAACTTTGGAGTTAATCAATGGCTACACGTAAGCATACTGACGATCATTTTGTAAAAGCACTAAACCCCCGGGACGCTGATACAAAATATATGGGAGAAGAGCCCTTTTTCCCAACTCAGCCTGAACCCGAAACAAGATTCTCGGCCCTTGCTAGAAGTTTTACATGGTATACTAGATTCTATACCAAAAAAGAGGCAAAAGAACTATTGTGTCAATATTTGGATTATAATAAACGAACAGACGAGGCCAAGTTGGTTCGTAAGGTACACGAAAGCGAATTCATTATTACATTGTGCTGGGTAGCACGTATGACAATGCGCGGTTTGGAATTGACTGAGCATGAAGAACTTACTCTACAAAACGATATTGGACGCCTAGTCAAATCATTGACAGAAACTGAAGTAAAAACTAGCGCAACCAGTATTATAAAAGAAGAAGTGGTTTCCACTCGTCCTAATATTCAAGAAGTATTGCGTGAAAAAGCAAAAGATGCAGCCGGCGAAATGGAAGGAATGATTGACGATTTTGTTACTACAGGCAAAGCATCAGATAAGACGGTTGACATTGTTGCAAAATACAATGTCATGCCGCAACATATTCATATTATTGTTGACATTTGGAAACGTAAGCAAGATGAATTCCAGCGTCTAAGTGACGGGGACGAGTCTCTTAAAGAGGGTTATAGTTTTTTAGGTAAGATTCAGATTCGTAATATTCTGAAATTTATTGAGGGTGTGCTAGGTGACTTGAATAGTT